GGGGTCAACCCCAGCTCAACCATCACCTCTTTCCATATAGCGTAGAGTTGGTCATTGGCAATAAAGACAATATCGTCTCCATTGATTTTCAAACAGTACTTTTCTAGCTCCCCATATTCTAACCTTTTACATTCGAACCGCTCAGCCGCCACCCAAAACCCTGCTAAATTAATAGTACAGAGAGCCGGAAATGACGAAGGACTTCCCATCAATTGTCCCCATTCTTGAAGAATAGGCGATAGATCGAGTCCCGATAGTTTCGCGAGGTTCACCGCCCAAGGAGGGTAGTGAATCATGTGATTCGACATAGTGCCGGTAAAACGTTTCATCTCAAGGTCAGTCATACCAAAGATCTTGGCAATTTCCTTACAATAGTGCTCTGTCACTGCCGGGTTCATCCCGTCTGTAGCAGCGTCATAATCACCCGCAACCCAGAACCAACCCGGGGGAACAAGAGTTCCCCGGTACTCGTCCTGAAAATAGTTGGCCTCATGCCGTCTACCCATCAGTGCCATATACTTATCCTTTCTAAGGGACGAGTGTATTTCCTTCTGGAGCATCCGGGCCCAATGATACTGTGGGGCTTCCCCACTAGTAATTATTCGAGCCTTCAGAGGTTCTAAAACGGTGTGAATCTGTGCATCAATCTTAATATAACGGTCAGCATTATAGATCATGTCGGCCTCTATGAGGAACCGATAATAATCTACAATCTCCGTTAGCAAAGTAGCTGGTGCATAGATAGCAACAGGCTTCCAACCCTCTTCTACATATCCGACAAAAATCTTACGGACATTCTTAAAGAAGGAAGTAAACCAACCTTGAGATCCACATTTCACACGCGAATGCGTAAATGTAGAATTAATTGACGGGGGCCGCCACTTAATCTTGCGAGAACCTTTAAGGTTACGCGATAATATCATACTAACTTTTTCTTTTGCAAGATCGGTCGTAGGACCGAAAGTACCCAAAGGAACACCTCTTAATTTCTGGTGTCGTTCGGGAACTAACTTATATGACTCAGCCTTGTTTAGAATCTCCTCGCTAGGAGAACACACAGCATCAACATTCGACAGTAACTCATATTCCCTCTCAAATTCTTTATAGGTCGTTTCAGTGCCTTTGAAAGCACCTCCAACCATATTCTTCCTATGCTTGATTAGGGAGAGCAGCTCATCTGTCATCGACAGAGAGACCGCATTCCTCTTAGTTTGCATTAGGGAGTAGAAGAAAGGGACCTTTAGAGATTCCTTACCGAGCAGACAATTCCTCATAAAGCGGAAGAATTTGCCACCGGCAAGGTACCCAGGTCGAAATGGTAACAAATCTTGTGGTTCGTACTCGGGGAGTTCGGACTGATTAGTAGCCATACAAAATAAGAGAGTGGTCTGTAGCTTCCAAAGCTTTGCAAACCTTCCCTGTGCGAAAATAAGCAACCAAATAAAAATTAACTCGTGGAACATTTCTGCCCCAAGAACCTTTCCATATATGGTATAAACACAATCAAAGATACCAAAAACGATACCTCGAGTGTTCTCGATCAACCTATTCGCCCATCTCTCTCTTTCCTGCTTTCCAGTTAGTGGATTTTTACACGCGTCCTGAAGTTCAGACGAAGTGCGGAGATCCGCTGGATACAAGAGAGGTCGCTCGAAGAAATCATTGTTGATCTTCTTCTTATCTACACCTAGCAAGAACGCTAGACTATAAATAAAGCTCCTACGAGCATCATCTACTGATTCAACCCTATCAGCAATGGAGCAACTGGCCTTCGCCAGTTGAACTACCACGCCGGGTTCAGTTTTTCTGATGGTGCCCTCCGGGTCCCAACTAATGTTGGGATCCCTTCCAGGATCAGAGCTCCCCTCAGGGGAGATCAACTCAGATCTTGCTAAAGGAGTTCTACCAAAAATCCTCTGCTGACCGTTCAGGATCCTCTTAATCTCATCGAATTTACTAGAGATTTGGGTTCTTACCAAACGGGAGTTGTAATTTGCGTTTTCATCCATTTCAGGAATACCAGCAACATTTTCTGGTTTGTCTACTCCTTCGCACCCCGGTGTGAGGGTAGGTAGCAGACTTTGATTAGTTTCTGACTCTTCTTGTATTGTTTGAAG